AAAAAAGGTTACTATGATAATGGTGAAGTGAAACGTGTCACGGGTCTTTGGTATGATGATATCGGAGTATGGGACAAAACAAAGAAAGAAGAATATGAAAGTTGATTTTATACAGGGTGGAGCAGATAGTCCTACCGAAGAAAAACAAGAAAGTAATTTCCTAAGTAAGAAGAGGTTCAGTAAGATGGTAGAAGATACCGTAAGAAAAATGTCTATGTCTTATATGGATGCCGTGGTATATCTCTGTGATGAGAATACAATTGAGATTGATGATGTGAAGAAATATCTATCAGTTTCTATCAAAGAGAGAATAGAAGGGGAAGCAATGAACCTAAACTATCTTGAGAAGTCTCACCCATTACCCACAACATAGGAGATAAAAATGTTATAAATACACTTGACTTTACAGTCACAATATGATATAATACAAACAATACAAAAAACACAAAACATACAAGGAAAAATATATATGTCTTTTGCTAATCTAAAATCTAATCGTACTGATGTTTCTAAACTCGCTAATGCCGCCGCAGAAATGTCAACCACAAAAAAATCCACAAATAAATATGAAGACTTACGGTTCTGGAAACCGACAGTCGATGAGTCTGGCAATGGTTATGCTGTTGTAAGATTTCTTCCTGCAGGGGAAGGTCAAGAATTACCTTGGGTAAGATACTTTGACCATTTCTTTAAGGGTAATACTGGTCAATGGTATGTAGAGAAATCACGTACTACATTGGGCGGTGAAGCAGACCCTGTGAGTGAATATAACTCACGTCTTTGGAACTCTGGTATAGAGGCAGACAAAGAAACTGCGCGTGCTCAAAAGAGACGACTACATTATGTAACCAACATTATGGTACTAAGTGACCCATCTAATCCTTCTAACAATGGTAAAGTATTCCTTTACGACTTTGGTAAGAAAATCTTTGATAAGATTATGGATAAGATGCAACCTGAGTATCCTGATGAAACTCCTGTCAACCCATTTGACTTTTGGAGTGGTGCTGATTTCCAACTCAAGATACGTAACGTTGCGGGATATCGTAACTACGACAAGTCTGAGTTCAAGTCTCCGACACCTCTATTAGAAGGTGAAGAAACTAAACTAGAAGCAACCTATAATACTATGCATGACATGAGTGAGTTTACTGACCCATCATCATACAAGTCTTATGATGACTTGAAGGCACGACTTGAAGTTGTGTTAGGTCAAGCAACTGGTTCTGGTTCTACTATGAAGAATGAATCATTACAGAGAACTGCCGAGACTGTTGGGTCTAAGTCAGTTGAACCTCAAGTGATACCGTCTGCACCTCAACCGCAGGTAGCAATGGCATCTGAGGGAGATGATGATACATTATCCTACTTCGCGAAACTCGCGGCAGAGGATTAGGACTAAGGGGAGACTTTCGGGTCTCCCTTTTTTTATTGGTCTTAGTAGTCTGGGTCTGTAGAACTAACATCTGACGTAAGCACTGTAACACTGTTGAAGTTCTCTTCTGAGTTTCTGACATAACTAGTACCTCCACCATCAGAAGCTTGGCCATTGGATGGTTTTAGGATATCGTGGAGACGTTCAATCTGCCCTATTGTTTCCTGTTCTATTCTAAAAAGGTCTACGTGACCTTTTAGGGCCCTCCGTTCTCCTAGTGATGGTATCCCTCTTTCATTATCTAGATATGCCTCTAATCCAAGAGTGGTTTTTGGTATTATTCTAGGCATAGTTCCACCAAAAAAACGAACTTTAGTGCCGTCTTCATTGTAATAACCTTTAAACTCTTTATATCTTGCCGTGTCGAAAACAGGATTGGGCGTCCCAGTAATCTTCTCAGAATATGGTAAAACAGCATTAAACATATCAACGACCATCATTAATGTTCTTCCTAGTTCCCTTGAGCTTTGCTCTACTTGGCCCAAAAAAGAAAAGTTTGCTTTTCTTCTGCTCAACTCTTTATCTATACCTGACCCCATGAACTCCATACCAGGTGTTTTTTCGTCACTTACCCCTGAAGATTTCAATGCTTCAATTGTGTCTCTTAATTCCTCATCATCAACAAATTCTTTTATAAACTTTCTTCTAGATTGTGTGATACGGTCTACTTGTCCTAAATATACTTGGTCTTTTTCAAGTGCTTTTTTGATGGATTTATGATTATTAAGAAAACTATCTTTCTGAGAAAGTCTTAACGTATTAAAAAAAATTCTGCTTCGAGCTGCGGCATCAGCCGCAATCTCTTTTTTTCTTAGTCTTTCTTCTGACTTAGTTCTATCCCCTACCTTTTCGTTGAAACGTGCCACAGCTGCTGGGTCTGTAATTCCTAATTCTTCAGCAGTTAACGGTTTCTTTTTTTTATTTTGTGGATTTACTAAATCTGAGTTACTCGTTTCTTCGTTAGAACCAAAAAGTTGATTGTATATTTTTTTAGTAAATTTTGTGAATTCTGACAGATTTTCTTCAATCTTCAAGAGTGTCTCAGAAAAACTTGTACCAAACTTTTTTTCAAATCTTTTATCAAATGCTTCATAATGCACTTTAAGTTGTTCTTTAATTCCGTCAAATACTGGAGTTAATTTTTCTTTAAGTCTGTTATAAAACCCTTTAAAAAAAGGTTTTATTGCGTTATTCCAATTTTTAATGAAGAGTACTACTGCGGTACCAACTAAAGCAATCTTAGCGAAGAAACCAAATAGTCTTTTTCCAAACTCCGTTCTTGACTCTTTTGCATCTTTCTTAAAGTAATTGATAAGTTTGCCGAACCTACCACCTTCTGAGTTTTTCTCGTTTTCTGACTTCTTTGCCTCTTTTTTTCTAAGTGCTAGTTCCTCTGCTTTATCTCCAGCATCATTTCTTGCTGTGTCACGAACCTCTTTCACGAATTCTGTCAAGACCGAAGATTGTTTAGCGATGGCATCTCTAACATTCTTTGTTGCCGCAATAGTCTTATCGCTTGATTCCTTACCTCTACGCAAAAGTTGACCTAATTGTCTACCCGCATCGTAAGATTTTGAATTTTCTACCATTTCTTTTCCTTATTTCTCTAAGAATTATTTATTCTTTTCAGATTGTTCTTCAAGATAATTTTGCAACAAAGTTAAATATACTTCTCTTTCCCAAGGTACCATATGGTTTATATCCGATAGAGAATAATTAAAATGTTGCATCAACGCGAAGTTTGTTTTAAAATGGTTCACCAAACTATCATGTGAGAGGCATACTAAAAAAAATCTGAGAGACCCTCCAATGTTATTTTATTAATATGTCCACAAGAATTACATGTAGATTCTATTTCTTTTTTCATAGTAGGTACAGTGTCAATAAAATCCGACACAGATTTAAATTGTTGTGATGTCATAGAATCTACAAAGTCATTTATTTCAGATTCAGACCATTCTGTTATTCTTTCTTCTGGTGTATTAATAGACAATATACAATCTGAAACCATACTCATACCGAAGTCAGATGTAGTGATATCATCATTATAATTTTTAACAAAAGACAAATATGTTGGATATCTTAATTCTATAGTCACATCATCATTCATTTGAATTATATTACTTACTTCTTTTTCTTGCGTCACTTCAAGAGAAGTCAAATCAACTATTATCTCTAAGTCGCTTTCACATCCTTCTTTTTGACATTTAGATGTAAGTTCAGAAGTTTCTCCTACAGACCTTGCTCTTATTTGAGTGAACAAATACTCAACATCATATGTTGTTAATGTATTTGGATTTACTGTTTCATAGACACATGCAACGATGGTATCTATCATTGTTCTCATAGAAAGTTTTTCATCTTTAGACTCAAACGCCTGAAGTAGTATCTTTTCTTCTTTTACAAAGTAAGGTCTAAATGTTACTTTTCTTTTTAGTGATGGTATCACTATATCATATCTGATTGCTTGATTTAACTTAGGTAGTGCCATAATATTATTTATTCTCCGTATGTTTATAATATAACTTATTTATAATGAAATTAAAATAGTCCTCGTGCAACTTGGAGTAATCCTCCAGTAACTGCATCTCCGAACGCTGTATCTTTATAAGAACTTTCGCCCTTCCAATTTTTATAGGATAATTGAACATTGACTTCGAGTAGTCCTCCCCCTGCGGCACTCAATGGTATAGCGCTTATTGAAGTCGGAAACGCGCGTTCTAAAGTACAGGTATATACCACATCTTCTTCTCTAATAAGATTGAGGTCAAATTCTCCTTGAGCAAAGTCAAGTGGTCCTAGTCTTGGAAGTCTACTTCTTATGGGGGATGGTATTTTTCCTGCATCG